GTGGTGCTGTTAACCAGCCTGGCGCATATGGTGGTACATCACTATCTGCATTAGGTAACGAGTTGCTAGCAAGTGGTCGCTTAGACAATGTATACGGATGTAAAGTAGGTTTCACTACATTCCTTCCATCAGCAACACGCACAGTAGCAGGTAATGCTAACGCCAATGTCATCGTTGGTGCATACTTCCACGAGACTGCCCTAGTGACAGTACTTAAAGAAGGCTTGCAGATCAAGATGGGCGAGAAACCAGGTGGACTACAGATGTGGTTAACTGGTCTTGCTTACATGGGCGCAGGTGTAGCCGATCCAAGACGCGGCGGAGCAATCAACATCGTTCAAGACTAAGAATTGAAATAGTATAGGAATGTAAACAATGAGCGTACCTTATCAACGAATCAGCAATGCAACAGTGCAAGATATCATATTTTATGATCCTGCCGCTGAAAGGCGCGCCAGTCAGATGCAAGTTAATTGGGATGACTACTTTAAAGTAGGTAGTCAAGAGATCCTATATAAACTTGAGTTTGGATGGTGGCCTAAGTATTGTGATACCACATTTGGTGCATCATATTATCAAAATCTTCCTAACGGACAATTGATTAGTTCGTTCAATCCTAGTCTGTTGATCAAAAATGATCAGACATTAATCAGGCTCGATACTTTCATGGCAGTGAAAATCTTCTACGAGAGTATCGTGTCTGATACATCGAATGTCAATGATGTCGATAATGTCAACTTTAATCACGCATTGCGTAGATTTGAGTCAGAGTGGGAGAAGGCATTGCAATTAATGAATTTCTATGATCTGTACCAAGATGCTCCTAATGGACCAACAACGAAGTTAGAAGAGAATTGGACCGCAGATGTGGATTACTTTAATAATGACAGGAGATATTTCTGATGCCAAGCACACATCAACCATTTGTTAGCAAAGAAGCACTTGTAGAATATATGCGATTGACATGTGATACCCTCACACCAATCGTTGAAGTCTCAGGTATCTACCCTAGCAATGATGATGTTGTACCATTTGGCGTATATGTCAGAGATTGTCATCCTATCAGCAGAGAAGTATATCAACTTGGAACAACTGTTTGTGGTAGTATCTATACTGTCACAGATCAGTTTGAGATATTATATGTCTCATTCCAAGATGACCCACAAGGAATATTCGTTTTAGGTGCGATTAACGATCTAGCAGCCGATAGCGAATTTTTTGATGGCTACTATGAAGTGACTTTTAGTAAAACAGAAGTCATCGGTAATCGTAGCGAAAAACATACCTATACATTTAATCTTAAACGCTTGGACTTTAATGATTGAAGCCACTAACTTAAGGAGAAATACACATGGCACAATTAACAGTTAATACAACAGGTAAACAACCTCACTTGTATGTTAGCACAGACACTTCAAATGTGTCTAATGCCGCATTGGATGTGACATGCTTACAAGATATTACTATCACTAACAGTACTGGAATATTTTCTTGGACTGATTTCTGTTCAACAGACATCAACAAGGTAACTACTCCAGCAGATAACGAAATTTCAACAAATATCGTTATCGATCCTGCTGTTTTCTTTGGTAGCAATACTAGCCCTAACGCAAACGCAGTTTCGCAGGGTATTGCAGGTCTATCAACAAACAAGAAGGAAGTATCATGGAGACTAGTCATGAATGGTAATGCTACATCAAATGGAGCATATTACTATGAAGGCGTAGGCTACTTATCAAGCGTTGCTCCGACAGTAAGTCCAGATGCACCTGTATGGGTGACTCCGCTTACTATCGCTGTCAACGGTGATATGACAACCGGTACTATATGATCTGTTGAAAAACAACTGGGAGATATGGAGACATATCTCCCTTTTATTTTAATAAGTGAGCGATATATGAACAATAATGATAGCATTTGGTTGAAGACTAATGAAGAAAAATTAAGAAGTCTGATAGCAGATGAAGCAAAACTTTTACCCATGCTTAATAACATGGAACAAACAATAAGACAGATGCGAGCGAAACAAACATTTCGTTTAGCATTATTAAATCAATTACTAGAAGAGCAGTATGACAAATACGCTGGTAATTAATAAATACATTATAACAATTTAAAGGAGAAAATAAATGAAATTGTCAGAACTATCAAGCGTCCCGCAACTAATCGAAGTAAGATTAGAAGATAAAGAAACCATCAAAGAGTTTAATGAAGCATTAGTGTTTTACACTTATGATCGTCAACCTATGGATGTGTTTGTGAGATTAGCGAACGCAAATGAAAAGAATACAGGTGATCTGATTGAGATCATCAAGAATTTGATTTTAGATGAGAATGGTAAACCGATCTTGTCAGACAAAAATATGTTGCCTGTCAAGATCATGATGAAAGCGATACAGAAGGTCACAGAACAACTGGGAAAGTAACTAGTGATAGCATCGAGATCGATAGTACCAAGATGCTGTCATTGTTGCAGATTGATAGTCTAGGTAAGAGGTACGGTTTATTACCTAGCGAAGTGTTGAGAAGGGCAGATACTTTTGATGTGTATGTCATGGATGCGGCTATGGGCTTTGAGTTGTTTCAACATAAGAAACAACAAAACAAAGGCAAGATACCATTAGACATGTACTCTCAAGATCAGTTGTTAGACATATTGAATAGGAATAAACCTAATGATACAAGTAAAAGTTGATACTGGTAGATTGCAAACTAAGTTGCGCAGTGTACAGAAAAAACTAGACAAACTACCTCAAGAAGCATACAAGGAGTTTGTCAATCTTACTCCTATAGGTGATCCTAGTCGCTGGAAGACCAAATATAAACCTAAAAATTATAGACCAGGCAATGCAAGAAGAAGCACTGTGTTGAAAGGTGATACGATAGAAGCAAATTATCCATATGCTCAACGATTGAATGAAGGATATAGCACACAAGCACCTCGCGGTATGGTAGAACCTTTGGTAGCATATTTGCGTAAGCGTGTAAGACAGATAGTAAGGGGCAAGTGATATGGCAGAAAATATTGATATCAATGTAAATGTAGCAGGTAATGCTGGTCGTGCCCTTAATTCATTAAATGCTGATCTAAACAAAGTATCTGCTAGTTTCGCAAACATGCGAAATGCTATAGGTGGTCTTGCATTAGGTAGTTTGGTCAACAACTTATTGAATACATCTGCGGCATTAGTCGATCTTGCCAAAGCAACTGGCTTGACAGTAGAAGCAGTAAAAGGTCTTAGTGATGCTATCAGTGATAATGGTGGCAATGCTGAAAAAGCACAACAGATATTAGTAAAATTCACTGAAAAACTTGATGAAGCAAGAGAAGGATCTAGAGCGGCACAACAAGCATTTGCTGGCGTTGGCATCAGTCTCAATGATCTCAAAAAACCCAACAGCGAACTAGCCATACAATTTGCCGAGAATGTAGGTAAGATGGCAGAGTTTGAAGGTGAAGCCAGAGCGGCGGGTGCGGCTGCAGAAGTCACAGGCAAAGGCATACGCACTATCGATCTTAAAGGTTTTGGTAGCGATGCTAGAGGCGCAGTAGATGCCGCAAAACAGTATACTGGTGCTATAGAAAACGCAGATAAAGTACAAGAACAATTAGAAAAGACGATACGCAAAGCAAAAGACGAATTGTTGTTGTTCTTAAAACCAGTATTAGATTTTCTAGCAACTGAACAAGGTTGGAAAGCCTTCACTACCACGATCAAGGCTTTGGCTGTAATATTTGGTGTCATGTTTGGCGCCAAGATGATCAAGTCAATCTATGACTTTAATAAACAATTAGAAACTACAGAATTATTAGGTAGAAAATTAGGTAAGAATCCAATCTTAAAACTATTATTAGTGGCAGGCGGAGCATATGCTATCGATGAACTTGCTAAAAAGATGGATATCTTTAATGAAAAGGTAGATGATGCAGGTGAAAGCCTAAGTAAATTACCTACCGAGACGCCAGCAGTCACTAGCGGAGATGCGGCACCTGTAAGCACAAGAGAAACTGATCAAAAAGTAAAATCATTAAGAGATATGGGCAAAGCCTATGAAGATCAGATCGATGCGATAAGACGAAACACTCAAGAGCAGATAAATGCATTGAAAGTAGGCGAAGATCAAGCAGCCATAGATAAAGTCAAAGCAGATATTGAAAAGAGTGCTGCCGACGCAGTAGAAAGATACAATCAAGAAAAAGCAAAACTTGATCCTAAGAAAGATGCTGATCTAATCGCAGTGATCAATCAACAGATCGCTGCCATCAACAAGAGAAAAGATACAGATATTACCGCGGCACAACAAGAAGTCAGTGCTTTACAACAATTACAGAATGCTAACGAACAATTCTATGCCCAGTTAGAAACTAGTTTTATGGAATATCAGAATGCTGTAGCAAATGATGAAGCATTACAGCAATTGAGAGATCAAACAGAATTAGTGGGTAAGTATGGTAAAGAACTAGAGATATTGCAAGCCAAACAAAAGATCGATCAAGAACTTAGAGCAAAAAACAACAAACTCACTGAAGAGCAAGTGAAGTTGAGTTATGACATGGCTAAGGCTATCCAGGCTAATAATCTTGCTGAAGTAGAAAATATAAAAATAAAATTAGAAGGCATACAACGCATCAAAGATGCCAATGAAAGAGCGGCTGCTGATCAAAAAGCACAGACTGAACAGAATATCAAAGACAGCGATATGGCAACTAAAACCATATATGAGCAGATCACAAATGCAGTTGCTAGAACTAGAGAACAATTAAAACAATATAATTTTGGTGATAGCCTAGTACAAAATCTATCACAAGCCATAGACACATTCATAGAGACTGGCAAATTTAAGTTTAAAGATTTTGCAGGTGCATTATTGAAAGAATGGATCGCTATGAAAGCCAAGATGCACATATTCGATGTATTAGATGGTCTAAGTCAAGGCTTGAAGAATATATTCAGTGGTGGTAGTTTCTTTGGTGGAGGTGGTGCCGGTGGCAACATATTTGGCTCATTGTTCAAGGGCATAGGCAAGATATTTGGATTTGCAGAAGGTGGAAGTCCGCCAGTCAACAGACCAAGTATTGTTGGTGAAGCAGGTCCAGAGTTATTCGTACCAAAGACTGCGGGTACTGTGTTGCCAAACGATATGTTAGGTGGCATGAGAGATAGACAAGTAACAAATAATTATATCACTAATAATATCAATGCACTAGATAGTAAGAGCGTTGCGCAAGTCTTTGCTGAAAATCGCAAGACATTATTAGGTACAGTGAGAATGGCACAGCGTGAGTTACCATTCGGTTAATAAATTAAAGGAGAAAACTAATGAAATTACCAGAACTTAAACAAGAAGCATTCACACCCGGAGTACTCAATGTATTCAGTCTAGGAGCCATATCATTTACATGGGCACATTTTCTAGGATTGATATCATTATATTGGCTACCAGTGACGATCATATTCTATATCATAGGTTATGGCAGCGAGATAACTCGCCAGACTAAGATGGAACTACCAGGAACTAAAAATGGCTGGACTACAAACAATAATAGATAATGCTGATAGTCTAGAGATAGACCGTAGAAAAGTCGTGGGCATACAGATCACACGCAACGAGATACCACGCACAAGCGCAACACCAACTTATCAGCCATGGCGCATGAAGTTGACTGTGCCACCTAGATTTCAATATAGCCGTGTGCGTGATCTATTAGAAGCATTAGATACAATAGATAGAAATACACCTGAGATCATAACATTTGGTAACAATGCTTGCTTGAGTTGGATATTTAGATATCAAGGTGCTATGAGCCAGACTCAGATCAACAATATCACTGTACAAAGTTTCAACAATAATCAATTAGTATTGACTGGATTGCCAGCAGTGCCTAGCGGTACAGTCTTATTTGCACCTAACGATCTTATTCAGATTGGCAACAATCCTTTTCCGTTCACAAGCACTTCACAGATATTGCGTGGTGCTAGTAGTAGTGTCACAGTGTTCACTAACAGACCTAATATCATCACTGGTGGAAGCGCGGCAGTAACAGGAGATGGCATCACAGTAGGCAATAGTTGTCAATTCAAGATGTTCTGCCCTAACATGCCTGTGTATAAATTGACGCCAGGTGGATATATAGGTGGCAGTTCAGGCACATTAAACAATGCGTTGATAGAATTCAGCGATGCATTCGCATTGTATGAGTTTGTAGGAGATGCGTGAT